CACATGGCGATTGGTACTGGTACTGCTACACCTGCAGTTGGTGATACTGCTCTGACTACTGAAGCTGGTCGTGTTGCGCTATCTTCTGGTACTGCATCAGGTAATGAAGTAACATACACTGCTACTTTCCCTGCTGGTACTGGTACTGGTGCTATCACTGAAGCTGCAGTTCTAAACGCATCTTCATCTGGCACAATGCTTTGCCGTACAACTTTCCCAGTTGTTAACAAGGCTGCAGGCGACTCAATTGCTATTACTTGGGTTGTAACAGTATCTTAATATAAATTACAGGGCTAACTGGATATGGCGACATCATCATCATTACTGAAATCTCCATTACATAACTCTATCGCAGAGGGTTTGTATAAAGAGATTCAGTCAAATTTCTCAACATACTATTACTTTTTGGGTAAGACACTTGCTTGGGAAGATGAGCGTGAACCACCTACTCCAGTTGATTCTTTTAAGTACGAACTAGACACTCGTAATGAAATTATCACTATGAAGCAGGTTAAATCAACAGATGTGGCATTTGTAATACCACGTGTTGATTGGCTATCAAGTGTCGTGTATGATCAATTTGATGACTCATACAGCGATGAACTTCGTGGTATTAATATCATTTCTGGTGGTTTTGGTTATGCAGATCCTCCTACGATTACTATTAGTGGCGGTGGTGGCACTGGTGCTACCGCTGTCGCTACTATTGTTGAAGGTGCGGTTGTTGCAATAACATTAACAAGTAGTGGGCGTGGATATACTTCAGTTCCAACTCTTACTATCACAGGCGGTGGTGGTGAAGGTGCTCAAGCTGAAGCAGTAATTGCTCGTGGTGCTTCAGGTACACAACTTATTGAATCTGCTAACATGTTCGTCCTAACAGATGAATTCCATGTTTACAAATGTCTTGATAATAATCAGGGTGCTGAATCTACATACAAACCTATCGGTACTGTTGTTGATCCAGTTATTATGCCTGATGGTTATATGTGGAAGTATTTGTACACTATTCCAATTGCTCTGCGAAACAAATTTTTAACAGAATCATACATGCCTGTTATCAACTCTCTTAAACAACAATTTTACTCTAGTGGTGAAATTTTGTCAATGGTAATTGATAATGAAGGTAAAAATTATACTTTTGCTAATATTGCTGTCACTGGAGATGGACACAGAGAATCTGATCCACTTCTTTTAAGTAGTATTACAGTATCTGATGGTGGCGTTAGTTATGGCGCAGCACCGACTATGACTATTGAATCACCATACACAGATGCTACAGATTATTCTAATGGCAATACTGTTCTTCTTGGGCAAAAAATTAAATCAGGAAACAATATTTACGAAGTAATGAAATCAGGTGCTTTGGCAGACCCTGCTCCTGTTCATCGTCGTGGTATTGTTGATAATGGTAGTTCTGCTCTAAAATATATCGGTACTCAAGCTACTGGTGTTGCTACTATCACTGGAGATGAAGTTACATCAATTACTCTTGATGGGATGATTTATGAAGTTGAAATGACAAGTGGTGGTTTAGGTTATACTTCTGCCCCAACAGTAAACTTGTCTGGTGGTGGTGGAACTGGTGCAGTTTTATCAGCAGTTATGTCATCAACTTCAGTAGCATACGTTGATGTTTTAGATTCTGGTATAGATTTTACTTCTGTCCCAACAGTTACATTTGGAACTGCGTGGACTGCATCTACTGCTGTTTCTACTGGCGACCAAATTTACCAATCTAATCGTTTATACACTGTCACAACAGGTGGCACAACAGGTACTACTGCTCCTTCTCATAATAGTGGGTCTGCAGCAAATGGTACAGCTACCTTAGAATATGTAGGTTCTCCAGCTACAGGAACAGTTACACTAAAATATGGAGCAGGATACACTGCGATTCCAGCAGTTTCTTTTCAACCAACTTCTGGTGGATCTGGTGCCACTGCATATATTAGTGGTATTAAATCAGAAGCAAAAGTATTCCCTATTTTAGATAATGGTAGAATTGACTCTGTTGTTATCCAAGACGGTGGTATAGGTTATACCTATGCAAACGTATCAGTTACAGGTGACGGTACATCTGCTGAGGTAAGTGTTGATTTATCTCCAGGAGACATCAATACCCTTCAAGCCAATACTGAACTACTTACAACTGCTGGACAAATTATGTCTTGTATCGTTATTTCAGGTGGTTATGGTTACGGTGCTGCACCAACAGTAACTATTACTGGTGATGGAACAGGTGCTACTGCTATCGCTATTGTTGAAGACGGTAAAGTTAAAAAGATCGAAATGACCAACTATGGTAGCGGATACCGTTATGCTAACGTAACTATCTCTACTGGTGGTGAAGGATTAGGATATGCAGCTACTGCTCGTGCAGTTATGACACCGTTTGGTGGTCATGGTAAAGATCCTATTAATGGAACTTATGCTAGAACTTTGATGTTCTATACTAATATTTCAAAAGATAAAAACCAAGGATTTGACGTGAATAATGACTTCCGTCAACTTGGTCTTATTAAAAATCCAAGAAAATATACAGTTTCTGCTACAGATTATGCGACGTTCAGAGAGGTTCTTGGATCTGCTTGTTTTGTTCTAACAGGATCAATAAATACAAGTACATTTAGCGCAGATAAAAATTTACGTTTGAATAATCAAAACACAGGTAAATTGTTTAGAATCGTTTCTTCTACCACCACAGGTGTGTTGGTACAATCTCTAGAAAACGCTATTCCAACAGTTGGCGAAGTGATGATTGATTCAGAAGGTAACCAGTTTACTGTTGGTGGAGTAACCAATCCAACGATAGATAAATATTCAGGTGATATCTTGTTTATCGACAATAAACAAGCGTTTACACCTACAGAAGATCAAACAGTGACTCTTAGAACCGTGCTGAAGTTCTAAGAGGAATTATAAATAATTCTAACGAATTATTACTTTAGGATAAGAGAGCAACATGGCAATCGATTTTAATACCGAACCGTATAATGACGACTTTGATGAGGATAAAAAGTTTTATCGAATCCTCTATCGTCCTTCCTTTGCTGTCCAAGCACGAGAACTCACACAGATGCAGACAATTCTGCAGAATCAGATTTCTCGAAACGGTGACCATTTCTTCAAACAAGGTGCTATGGTCATTCCTGGACAAGCATCTATTGAAACAATCGCAGACATTAATCAAGGTACTGATTATGTAAAACTTCAATCCATCTATAATGGCGTTGCGGTTGAAACTTTCTTATCAGATCTTGCTGGTAAAACTATTGTTGGTACTAGCGGTGTTGAAGCACAAGTAATTCTTACTCAGTCTGCTGAGAATGCAGACCCATCAACCATTTATGTTCGTTACACTAATTCTGGTACTGATGGTGCTACTAAAACTTTTGCTGATGGTGAAGTAATTTCTACTTCTGATGGAACATATGATGTTCAAGCACTAGCGACTTCGTCAACAGGCAAGGGTTCTACTGCTAAGGTTCAACGTGGTGTTTACTATGTAAATGGATTCTTTGTTCTCGTTCCTGAGCAAACAATTGTTCTTGATAAATTCTCAAATATTCCTACATATCGTATTGGTCTAACTGTTACAGAATCAGTTATTACCCCAGAAGCTGATCCTTCACTACTCGATAATGCTCAAAACTCATTTAACTTTGCTGCTCCTGGAGCACATCGTTATCAAATTGATCTTACTCTTTCTAAACTTGCCATTGATTCTGAAGCAGATGATGATTTCATCGAACTAATTCGTGTTACTGATGGTCGTGTTAAGACAATTGTTCAGACAACAGAATATAATAAGTTCGCTGATGAACTCGCTCGTCGTACCTTTGATGAGTCTGGCGATTATACTGTAAAAGAATTCGCTATCGATGTCCGTGAACATCGTAACAATAATCGTGGTGCATGGGTAGATGCTACTCAGTACTATCGTGGTGATATTATCACAAATTCTGGAAATACTTACGTCGCATCTGACGATGGTATTTCAACTGGCTCTGCTCCTACTCATACCTCTGGATCTGCTGTTGATGGCTTGGGTGGTGTTACATGGCAGTATAATGAAACTCCATTCTACAATCGTGGTGTTTATGATGCTGGTGATGCTACTAAACTCGCTGTTGGTATTGAACCTGGAAAAGCATACATTCGTGGTTATGAAGTAGAAAAAGTTGCTACTACATTTATTGAAGTAGATAAAGCACAAACATATGAACAAACTACTAATGGTAAGATTGAAGCACGTGTCGGAAACTATATCTTGGTTAACGATGTAAATAACCTTCCACCTACAAATGATAATTCTCAATCAGAACATTTTGGAACTGTTCAATTATACGATCGTGTTCCTTCTGCTGCTGGCACTTTTGGTGGTGGTAATGTAGTTGGTACTGCTCGTGTTCGTTTCTTTGAACAGCATGATGGAACTATTTACAAACTAGGTTTATTTGATGTTCAATTAGATGGAACAACAGATTTTGGTCGAGATGTTAAAGGTGTTTTCTACGATCGTAGTGACGCAAATCGTAACTTCTCTTGCCAAGTTGAACCTGTTAATACTCGTTTGATTGGTTCTGTTACTGCTTCTTCAAGCACAACAGTTACTGGTAATGGTACTTCTTTCCAAACTGATCTTCAGGTTGGTGATTATGTTCTACTTGGAACTGCTCAAAGACGTGTAACAGCTATTGCTAGCCAAAAATCTATTACTGTTGATGCTGCAGTTACTGTATCTGGTGATACTATTGATCTGATTAAAACAGAAATCAAAGAACCACAATACAACAGTTTGTTGTTCCCAATCCCAAATTATGCGATTCGTTCTGTGCGTCAATCA